CTGAAGCTCGATGGGTTCCCCTGCAGTGATGAGGCGATCCGGCTGCCGAAGGCGCCGCTGATCTCGGTGACGAGCGTGACGTATCTCGACAGCAACGGCGACAGCCAAACCTGGAGCGCGAGTCTCTACACCGTGGACGCGCCGACGGGCCCGAAGGCCGAGCGCGGGCGGATCGTCCCCAACTACGGCCAGTACTTCCCGACGACCCGCGACGTGGTCAACGCGGTCACCGTGCGCTTTGTCGCGGGCTACGGCGCGGCGAGTGCCGTCCCGCGGCTGGTGAAGACCTGTCTCAAGGAACACATCCGCGCATCGCGGATCCGCGGCGACTCGGTGGAGGCGATGAAAACGCTCGACTGGGTGGACCGGCAGTTGTGGGGCTTCAAGGTTTTTTGATGGGCACCACGGGCAGCAAAGAGAAACGGATCCGGATCGAACAAGCGGTCCAGACGGCCGACGGCCACGGCGGGCACGCCACGACGTACAGCCTCCGGGCGGTCGTCCACGCGCACGAGCGGCCGTTGACCGGACGCGAGGCGCTGCAGGCGGCGCAGACGACGGCGGTCCTCAGTAGCGTCTGGGAAATTTGGTTTCGGAGCGACATCGCGGTCACCGATCGGATCCGGTTCAAGACGCGCATCGTGCAGATCGAGGCCTTCATTGATCCGACCGACACGCGCGAGGAGCTGCACCTGATGTGCAGTGAGGTCCAGTGACGTCGTACTCGGCGCTGTCGCCGGTCTCCGATGGAATTTATACCGTGCTGAACGTCGCCGCGCTGCTCGCGCTCGCGACCGGCGGCGTGGGCGACGACATCGCGCAGAAAACCGGCTATCCGTTCGTGCTCTACGAAGTGCACGAGACCGCGGCGGGCGGGTTCGGGACCAAGCCGGGGACCGGGCAGCTGCCCGAGATCGATCTGATCGTGCATGTGTTCTCGCAGTACGCGGGGCTGAGTGAAGCGCAGAGTGTGATGGACAAAGTGCTGCAGCTCCTGGCGACGGCACCGGCGGTCACGGGGTATTCGAGTTGGGCGATTTTTCACGACGAGACGATCAACCTCGGGGATCAGATCGTCGCCGGGCTCAAGGTCAAGGAACTGGTCGCGCGCTTTCGGTTGTTCGTGGAGGCGCCGTGAACGAGGCCGATCAATTTAATCCGCCCGTGCTCGTCGACCCCCGGGGACGCCCGGCGCGGCGTCCGGAGGATCGCACCTGTCCGCAGTGTGGCGCGACTCCCGATCGCCGGGTGCGCTCGAGCGGGTTTGGGGCCTGGCACGACTGCTGTGGATCGTGTGGGTACGACTGGCTGACCGAAAGGACCGCGGAATGCTGACCGGATCGGACTACCGCGCGCGGGTGCGCTTGAGCACGAAAGACAACGTCACGCTCGCGTTGCCGGGTGAGACCTGCGAGCGCGTGCCGGCGGCGAGCCTGCCCTTGCTGCTCGTGAGCCGGAAGATCGAAGGGATCCCGATCGCGGAACTCGCGACGGAAGCGACGTGGGCGGATCTCGGCCGGAGGGACGACTGACATGGCTGGAAAAATTGGGTCCGCGTCCTTCGGCGTGCTCCTGGTCGACGGGTATGACTTTCTCGCGTCGAAGCTGAAAGCCTTCACGCACAAAGCCACGGCGACCCAGGAGCGGAGCGACGGCCTGGGCGACACGATCGAGACGATGACCCCGACCGGGCTGCTGAAGCTCGAGATCACCCAGGCGGGCGCGTTCTTCGATGACACGACGAACCAGACGCACACGCTGCTCGCGACGCTCGCGAACTTGGCCGTCAGCCGCCTGCTCTGTGCGGCCTTTGCGGGCAACACGATCGGGAAACCGTTCCTCGGGGCCTCGGGCCTCTACACCCACGAGTACGACGTGCTCGGGCAGGTCGGGCAACTGACCAAGGCGAACGTCACGTACCACGTCTCCGGCACGCTCGACCGCGGCGTGATTCTCAACCAATCGGTCGCCAAGACGGTCGACTGGAACACCAAGACCGACGGCGCCTCGGTCGACTACACGACCGACACGAGCCAGCGCGCGATCCCGATCACGAGCAACACCCAGGCGAGCCCGACCGTGATCACGACGCCGGTCCCGCACGGGCTGACCTCCGCCGACATCATTCTCATCACGGGCAACGCCAGTTCCAACGCCGCGATCAACGGCGAGCGCGTGGCGACCGTGATCTCGACGACCACCTTCTCGATTCCGGTCAACTGCGGCGTGGCGGGCGGCACGGGCGGCACCTTCGTGCGCAGCAACACGAGCAACGGCGGCGCCGGCTACCAGATGGTCTCGGCGCTCTCGGGCTTTTCCGGCTTCGTCGGGAAGATTCGCGACTCGGCGGACGACATCACGTACGGGGATTTACTCACGTTTACGAACGTCACCGCGGCGCCGGCAGCGGAACGATTGACCAACGTCGCGGACACGGTCGTCGATCGGTACCTGAGTTTCAACGGCGACGTCACGGGCGCGGGCAGCATCACCGTGTTTGTGGGCTTCGCACGATTGTGACGGACCGCGAGCTCGCGACGGGGCTCCTCGAGACCACGCATCTCGCCAAGCGCGCGCGGGCGACGTGGGACGCGACCGCCCCCGACGACCAGGCGGAACGGGACGCGGCGCTCATTACGCTGCGGCATGCGACGGCGCTTACGCGGAGTTTGGAACAGTGGATTACGGCCCGGGCGTGTCGGGCCGCGTTGACGCAGTAACGAGGAGACCGACATATGGCAGCCGGCAAACATGGCTCATCGGAAATCACCATCAGCTACGACGATGGCCCGGGCGGATCCCCGCAGGCGATCGTCAGTTACATCTTGACGATGGGCGCGATCAAGCTCACGTCCAACATGCAAACGTCGACGGCCTTCGCCGACACCATCGAAAAGATGCTGCCGACCGGGATGTCGAAGATCGACCAGGTCACCCTGCACGGGTTCTGGTCCGATGCGGCGACGACCGGGCCGCACACCGTGTTTCTGGCCCCCGACACCTCGCCGCAAGCCTCGACCCGGACGCTCGCGATCGTCTTCGGGAACTCCAAGACCTGGACCTCGGAAGGGTACCTGGTCAGCTACGCGGTCCTCGGCAAGGTCGGATCGCTGACTGAGTTCGACGCCGTGCTGCAGCAGAACTCGGGCGCCTGGTCGTAAACCGCGTTCGCATCGCCCGCGCGCCACCGTCACAGGCCGCGCGCCGGCCAGGAGTGTCCCGTGAGCATGTTCGCCGCGCAGACGACCGAGACGATTCCGATTCCGTTTGCGCCGGGCCACACGGCGACGATCCGGGCGCTCACCGGCCGCGAGATCGATCTCGCGCAGGCCGAGCATCTCAAGGCCACGGTCGCCGGCCAATCGACGCATGGGTGGGCGGGGGCGTTTCAACGGCGGCTGGCGCAGGGGATCGCGACGCCCGCCGATGCCGACCGGGCGCTGGCCGATCCGCTCGGCGGCTATGACCGCCACACGATCGTCAAGGCGGGCGTCCTCAGCTGGACCCTGGCGGATCCCGTGCTGAGCCCGGAGGCGATCGAGGGCCTGACGGACGACCCGCTCGAGTGGTTCGCGATCGAAATCATGAAACGGTCGAAGCCGGCCCTGTTTCAGACCGTCGCCGAGGCGGAGACGGAAAGAAAAAACGCGTCCGGCGCCTCGTCCGCGCCGTAAGGGGCGAGGGGCCGTTCCCGTTCGCGCATTGGGTCGGACGCCTGAGTGAAGAGTTCGGCGGGCGGTTGCCGTCGGAGATCCTCGCCGAGCGGGATCGGCTGCCGGTGGGCTTTCTCGAAACGGTGCTTGAGTACCGAGCGATCGCGCGGGCCATCGCGGCCTACGCGCAGGACCCGAGGGCGGAAGGCCCCCTGGTGGACCTGGTGAAAGTGGTCGAGTTCGAAGACGCACAGGAGGCGATCGACCGTGCCGAGTGACTTCACGATCACGATCGACGGGACCCAGATGCGCGAGGCGCTCGAAGGCGACAGCCTGAAAGCCGTGATCAAAGGCTTTGTGCGCGGCGCGTCGAAGGTGTCGGCGGACCACATCGCGGGCGAGGCGAAGGCCCGCCTCGAGCGGCAATTGAGCGGCGCGTCGACCGGTGCGACCGTGAAGGGCATCGTGGTCAAGCCCGATCGCAGCGGCTGGGGCTACCTCGTCGACGCCGGCAACGTGGCGCAACCGATGCTCGATCGCTGGTTGGAAAAGGGCACGAAGACGATGCGCGCCCGCCCGTTTTTTTGGGAGAGCGCAACGCTCGAGCGATCGGCGCACGTCGGGCGCGTCCAGACCGCCATCCAGGCCGCGCTCTCGCAGTACGGCCTCGCGGAGGGGCAGGACTAAATGGCCACAGGCGGCGCGGATCTTGTCGTCAAAGTCGGGGCCAACATCACCGCCCTCCAGGCAGACATGGCGGCGGCGGCGGCGTCGATCAAGACGATCGAAACCACCGCCACCACCGCGAGCGCGGGCGCCACGTCGGCGTTCAACGGCCTGCAGCGGGCCGCGACCGATCTGGCGGCCGGCTTCCTGGCGATGTTTACCGCGCGGGCCGTGTTCAATTTCGTCGAGAAGACCGTCCAGGAAGCCTCCGCCCTCAAAGACCTGAGCCAGCAGACCCATATCAATGTCGAGGAGCTGCAACTCCTGGCCGGCGGCATGTCCGAGTTCGGGGTCGATGCGGACACGCTCGGCAAAGGGCTGTACCGCCTGAGCCGAGGCATCGCGGGCAGCGACGAATCGGTGGCGCACGGGCTCCACCTGATGGGGATGTCCCTCAAAGACGTCGAGGGCCTCAACGGCAAAGAGCTGTTTCTCAAGATCGAAGGTGGCCTCGCGACGTTGCAGGGCGGCCTGCGCGACTCGGCGGCCGCCGATCTGTTCGGCAGCAAGCTGGGCGCGGCGATGGCCGGCGCCTCGGAAGGCATCGAAGGCGCGCTCGACACGTGGGCCCGACTCAATCACGTCGCCAGTACGGAATCGGTCGACGCGATGGACGCCTTCGGCGAGTCGATCACCCGAGCCAACAAGAACCTCTCCGCCATCGCGGCCAACATGATTGGCCCGCTCGCGCAGGGCTTCAATGTGCTGAATGACACCGCCGACAAAGGCGCGAGTAAATGGGCGATCGCGTGGGCGATGCTGAAGGACTTCGGCGACAACATCGTCTCGATGGCCCCGAAAGCCTCGCACCTCGCGACCCTGCTCGATCATCTGACTCTGGAAACGACCAAGGGCGCCGCGGCCAACACCGCGTTCGTCGGCCCGATCAATCAAGTCGCCGCCGCGCTGACGGCGCAGGGCCAGGCCGCGAAATTCATGGCGGCGCTCCAAGCCGATGCGGCGGTGAAGCTCGAGGCGGGCCAGATCAAAAACCTCGAGCACCTGAAAGAGATCGGCGCGCTCAACGCCAAGAACGCCGAAGGGATCGGCGTCAGCGGCGCGCAGTTTGCGAAGTACACCGCGGACGTCGCCGCGGCGGCGAAAGCGACCGAGGCGCTCAAGAAAGCGACCGAGGAGCGCGCCAAGCTCGAAGCGGGCCAGGTGGCGGCGACCACCCAGCTCTGGGACAAGTATTACGCGACCGTGAACGCCGCGAGCCACGACACGACCAAGGCGCAGATCGACAACGTGTGGCTGGCCGCCGATGCGCAAATCGCCGCGATGGAGAAGGCGAAGACGATCACCGTCGAGGGCTACGCGATCATCTGGCAGACGGCCCAACAGACCGCCGACAACATCATCGCCAAAACCCTCGAAGAAGACGGGCACAGCAAGGCGCATTACGAGAAGCTCGCCGACGAGGCGCGAATCGCGTACGACTTCGCGATCCAGTACTCGGACCAGTACACGGACCGAGAGATCGCGAACCGCCGCCGATTGAAGGCGGAGGCCGAGGAGAACGCGCGCAGCTGGCGGAAGGTCGACGACGCCGCCCAGGGCGCGGGCGCCTCGACGCAGTTCAGCGCGGCCGAAACCGAGATCATGACGATCAAGATGGGCGCCGCCCAAGGCGAAGCGGACAACTGGGTCACCAAGCTGCACCAACTGCAGGCGGCGGCCGACGCGGTCACGGCCGCGAATCGCGCGATGGGCGGATCGTTTCCGGTCGAGACCCTGACCGGGGACGATCTCCAGACTCAGTACGGCGGCAAAAAGGGCGCGATCGCGCGCCTCAAACAGATCGAAGCGATGTACCAAAGCGCGCCCGGCCGCAAAGCCGGCGGGAGCGGGTCCACAGGCCTCGCGGCGAGTGATGCCGTCGGCTGGGTGGCGATGCTCGCCGAACAGCGCGAGTACGCGGCGCTCAAAAAAGCCCTCCCCGGCTACGAGCGCGGCGTCACCAACGCCCCCGGCGGCTGGGCGATGGTCGGCGAGCGCGGGCCGGAAGCCATGTACGTCCCCCAGGGCGCCGACATCCACCCGAACGGAAGCGGCGGCGCCGGGTCGGTCGCGGCGATTCTCGCGGCGATGAAGCCGGACGAAATCGCGGCGCTCGTCAACGGCTACCAGCAGGCGATGAGTGCCGGGTTTCAAGGGAGCCTGCAGGCGTTCCTCCAGCAGCAATTGTCGTTCTATCAAACGCTCAAGGAAGGCGACGCGCGGCTGAAGACGTGGTTCTACGGCGAGACCGTCTCGGCGTTCAAAGTCCTGAACGATCACGCGAAGACGCCGCCGCCGCCAGTGAACATCACGGTCCATGTAACGCAACCGTTTGGGACGCCCGACGCGATCGCGCGCGCCGTGGGTGACGCCATCACTAAATCCATGAAGCAGGCGCGGCAATGGCCGGCGGCCTAGACAGGAGATCCGTATGAGTGTCGGCTACCGCAAAGTGCTCGCGACCACGCAAACCCAGGGCCCGACCTTGACCGCGGCCGCGGCGGCCACGTGTCTCCCGCTGACCAAAACCACGATCCCCGCGGATACGTACAGCACGGCCGGGCAGACCTTGTGGGGCCGGTTGACCGGACGGATCAGCTGCGTCGTCACGACGCCCGGGACCGCGCGCTTCGATCTGCGGTTGGGGGGGACGGTCGTCTTCGACTCGCTCGCGATGAATTTGAACGTCGTCGCGAAGGTCAACGTGCATTTCGAATTCGAGTTCCTGCTCACGCTGCGCACGATCGGCTCGGTCGCGAGCTTCCTGCAAT